ATCAATGCTGGCTGGGGCATCAAGGCTGGCGAGCGCATCAATGCTGGCTGGGGCATCAAGGCTGGCGAGGGCATCAATGCTGGCTGGGGCATCAATGCTGGCTGGGGCATCAAGGCTGGCTGTGGCATCAATGCTGGCTGGGGCATCAATGCTGGCGAGGGCATCAATGCTGGCGAGGGCATCAAGGCTGGCTCATTTATTGATGTAAAAAAGCGCATTTTTGCTGGTACATCTGTATTCAGAACTGCTTCCGATTGTATTAAAACTATCGAATGTAAGGAGTTGCGCTCTGGCGAGGTTGCGTTTGGTACGCTGATTGTGAACGGGGAAGAAACCCCTGTCAAGGTGCCGGAAGTAAAGACCCCGGCGATGACCGTCAACTGCCGTTGTGCCATTCAGAAACGGCAACGCTACCAGATCATCATTGACTGTGACGGCGATACCACCACGGCAAAGATGATTGTCAATGGTAAGGAAGTCAAGACCGCCACGGCAAATCGCAATCCTGCCGATAAGGCTAACTGGCGTATTGGCGCACAGACCGCCTTTGACCGCCTGTGGAAGAAGCAGGAAAAGCCAGAGGGACAGAAGGTTAAGGAAGTGAAGCGTACTGCAAAGGCCGGGGAGTATATCAAGTTTGTCAAGCCCTTTTACCACTTCGGAAAAATTGGCGATGTTGCAAAGGTTTGTATGGCTTGGGGTGATGGTTCCTTGATCGTGCAGGAACGTGATTTACCCCGTCCAAGCGGTTGTAAAGTCGATGAAAACTTTGAGTGGTTTATGGAACGTGACAAGTACATTGTTCTTGAGGGCTACAAGCCGGAGGGCAAGTAAGATGAACAGACCGCTGAACAGCAACGAGCTTATCAAGGCGGTTATGGTCAAGGTGGCGGCGGGTGCGCTGCTGGACTGCTCCAAAGAGCTTGGCAGGGTTTTGGATACAGAATCCTGCCAAGAACTGGCGCAGATGGGCGGGAAAGCACTTGAGTTGTTTGAAGCCTGTATGACCGCCACGGGGGATGAAAATCAGGCAATCATGGCACGGCGCAGGGCTGATGCGCTCAAAGTGGGCGTGAGCTACGACAAAAAGCGTCTGCAAACCATGATTTGCCTAACCCCGGAGGAATGCACAACGCTGGTAGGCCATGCGCTGAACTACTGCCAGCTGGAATGCCCGTATGCTGACATTACCGAAAACGGCGAACCGCTGGTAAACACAGCAGCCGTTAAGGGTTGCGAACTGCAAAAGCTGTATCGGCGCATTGGGCTTGCACACAGCGGCATTGTTGGCAACGGTTGCCCCTATTACATGTACTGTGTATGACGGAGGGTGCTTGAATATGCGCAAATCGCTTTCTAAGGTGCTTTTAACAGCCCTGATTGTGCTGCTGGTAGGACTAACCACGGCACAGGCTGAAACGGCGAAAAATGCCTTTGTAACGCTAAAAAACAGGGATGGTTGCTTAAACGTTCGCACTGCCCCTGTTAAAGGTGATGTGGTCTGTTATCTCCACGATGGTCAGGATGTGGTCGTGGTGGATAGGGCAAACGGCTGGGCGTTGGTGTGCAACCCGGACGATTTGCAAAACCCGCTGGGGTGGGTGTGCATGGATTACATCCATGTTTACGGCGGGGACATTGAATACGAAACGGAGGATTAAACGTGGGTTTTACCGAGGTTTTGACGATTGTTTTTATCGTGTTGAAGCTGACGGGCGTTATCAACTGGGCATGGTGGTTTGTACTGCTGCCGGAGATTATCGCAATCAGTATCGGCGGTATTCTGCTTGTGTTTTCCCTTGTACGGAGTTGGTCGAAATGGCGGTAAATAGCAAGCAGAAGGGCGCAAGGTTTGAAAGGCAGCTTGCATCCCTTTTACGAGATCAGGGCTATAACGCACGGCGAACGGCTCAGTATTGCGGAAACACGGGGGAAGCATCAGATGTGGTTGGGCTTCCCGGAATCCATGTGGAAGCCAAGCACCAAGAAACCATGCGACTGTATGACTGGATGGCGCAAGCCAAGCGGGATGCAGCGGCGGGGGGCAGCAACGCCCTTCCCGCTGTATTCCACAAAAAGAACCATGCTGAAATCTTGGTCACGATGACCCTTGATGACTGGTTCAACCTGTACCGAGAGTGGGAAGCAGGACACGATTTGAAAGCGAGGGAGGAAACAGCGAATGGGAATGACTTTGAATGAATATCAGGAATTGGCAGCGAGGACGATTAACAAGGGGTTGGCGGTAGAAGATGTCAAGGCTCACGCTTTGCACCTGATTGCTGCCGAATGTGGAGAAATCCACAGCATATATCAAAAACTTTATCAAGGGCATGCGTTTAAGACTAACGACCTGGTGAGGGAAATCGGGGATTTGCTTTGGGGAATTGCGGAACTTTGCACCTATTACGGCGTTGGTCTGGAACAGGTGGCAGCAATGAACATTGAAAAGCTGAAAGCCCGTTATCCAGAAGGTTTCAGCGTAGAAAGAAGCCTACACAGGCAGGAAGGGGATGTATGATGCAGCACCATAACCCAACCCAGAACGAAATGATTCTGGATTATATGGACGAATTTGGCGGCATTACTCCCCTTGATGCTATGCGTGACCTTGGCGTTATGCGCCTTGCTTCCCGCATCTCTGATTTGCGAAAGATGGGTTTTCCTATTGAGAGCAGCACTGTAAAGGTGAAAAATCGGTGGGGTAAGCAAACTAACGTGAGCCGTTACAGTTTGGGTGATGCAGATGGCTGATGTTAAGTGGATTAAAATCGTCACAGATATTTTTGACGATGAAAAGATACTGCTGATTGAATCGTTGCCGGATGCGGACAGCATGATTGTTGTTTGGTTCAAGCTGTTAACGCTGGCGGGGAAACAGAACAACAACGGCGTTTTCCTGATGGCTAGCAGAATCCCTTACACAGATGAAATGCTTGCAACCATATTCCGGCGAAATGTCAACACGGTACGCCTTGCCTTAAAAACCTTTGAACAGTTTGGGATGATTGAAATTGTTGATAATGTTATCACTATTCCAAACTGGAACAAGCACCAAACCCTTGATGCGTACGAAAAAAAGAAGGAACGGGACAGGCTGTACAAGCAGGAACGAAGGGCAGCACAAAGGGCATTGATTGCTGAAAAATCGTCTGACAAGTCGTTGGACAGTCAGTCGGACAGGTCGTTGGATGTCGCTATTTCAGATAAAGAAGAAGAAAAAGAATCAGAAAAGATTAAAGAATTATATAGTCGTGTTATTGCTCACTTGAACGAAAAAGCAGGAACGAGGTATAAACACAGCACGAAAAAAACCAGAGATTGCATCCATGCAAGGGTTGCAGAGGGCTTTACACTTGATGATTTTATTACTGTGATTGATAAAAAATGTGATGAGTGGATAGGAACTGAGTGGGAAAAGTATCTACGGCCTGAAACGCTGTTCAGCCCGAAGTTTGAAGGATATTTGAATGCTAAAGCTGGGAAGCCCAAAGCGGCAACCACAGAAGATTATTACAGCGGGGATCAAGTTCCGTGGTAAGGAGGATACACAATGGACATGAACGGCATTCTTGGTGTGCTTGCCCCGGCGATGAGCCGGGACAACGCCGCCGAAGATGACCTATTTACGGAAGATGGCCTGCGCATCTGTGCCAAATGCGGCGAACGGAAACAGACATGGTTTGAAGTCAAGGGTCTAATTGCCCGGAACAAAGTGCCCTGTATGTGCAGATGTGAACGGGAACGGCTGGAAGCTGAGGAAGCTGCCAGAAAGCAGGAAGAGCAGTACAGGCTGATCCAGCAGTACCGCAACCGTGGTCTGACCGATGAACAATACAAAGCTTGCACCTTTGCTGCTGATGATGGCATGGATACCAAAGCAAGCCCCTTCTGCAAAAAGTATGTTGAAAACTGGGCATGGGTGCAGGAAAACAACGCAGGAATCATGCTATGGGGTGATGTGGGCGGCGGTAAGACCTTCCTTGCAGCTTGCATTGCTAATGCCCTGATTGACAAGGGCATTCCGGCAACTATGACCACCATTCCACGGCTGGTTGCAGCTATGACAAAAGACTATGGCAAAGACCGGGAAGATGTGCTGTACATGGTGGCAAACGCACCCTTGTTGGTGCTGGACGATGTTGGCACGGAAAAAAAGAATACAGAACACAGCTACGAAAATGTGTATGAAATCATCAACACACGGTATAAGGCCAAAAAGCCGTTGGTTGTAACTACCAACCTTGCCATGAACGAAATGGCAGAGGAAACCGACAAGATGAAAAAGCGCATCTATGACCGACTGATTGAAATGTGTACGCCTTGCAAGGTTACCAGCACAGGCAGACGGCAAAAGGCGGCTAAGGATCGCATGGAACAGATGATGGCACAGTTTGGCCTATAAGCGTTAAGGAGGGCAAAGGGATGAAGAAATACGAACTCACCACAGAAACAAAGGTTGTTTTTGGAAAGACCCTGTACCGCATTCGTGCGCTGATTTCTTTTGGAAATGTTGAAGCTGGGGAACTTGGCGGCTGGATTGAAAAGGAAAACAACCTTGCACAAAACGGCAATGCATGGGTCTACGGCGATGCATGGGTCTCCGGCAATGCATGGGTCTACGGCGATGCAAGGGTCTACGGCAATGCAAGGGTCTACGGCAATGCAATGGTCTACGGCGATGCAAGGGTCTACGGCAATGCAATGGTCTACGGCAATGCAATGGTCTACGGCGATGCAAGGGTCTACGGCAATGCAGGGGTCTACGGCGATGCAAGGGTTAAAAAAAACACCCACCTTTTCCAACTTGGTGCGATTGGCTCCCGTGACGGGTGTACAACCTTCTTCCGCACAAAGGATAGGCAAATTTACGTTACTTGCGGCTGCTTCCGTGGCTCTATTGCTGCATTTGCGGAAAAAGTGAAGCAAACCCACGGAGATAGCAAGCATGCAAAAACGTATGCGCTGGCTATTGAGCTTGCCAAGTTGCAGATTGAGGATGTGGAGGTGTAAGGATGGTTGCTAATGTCAAGGTATACGGCTTGGATGATAGTGTTGCTGCATCCAAGTACCCTATGGCCGTTGATGTGAATGACTGTAACAGCGAGATCACAGAACGGACAAAGCAGCTTGCGGGATGTGAACCGGGGACAGGGCATGACCAGTTTTTAACGGGGATCATCGTTCAATTTGATTTAACCCTGAGCATTAAGGCATGGGTGGAAGCGGAACGGTATCATTTTTTTGATTTTGTGTCAAGCCAAAGCACGATGCACAGGGTACTGAAGTTTGACCCCGAAAAACAGTGCAATGAGTACGTTTTTGAGGACACTACTGAATTGCTTAAGTGCTTGATTAAGAGATACGAAAAAGACCCAACGCCAGAAAATTACCTTTATGTGCTGTATAACGTGCCTGTTGGTTACCGTATTACGGCAAGGATGACCACCAACTATCGCCAGCTTAAAACCATTTACAGGCAGCGTAAAAACCATCGTTTGCCGGAATGGCGGGAGTTCTGCAAGTGGATTGAAACCTTGCCACACGCCAAGGAATTCATCTGCGGAGGTGGTGAGCAATGACAGCATACGAAGCTGCAAGAAAATGGGACGTACCGACTAACAGACTTAGCGAGTGGATCAGAAGAGGAAGGATTGACGCTGTTAGGGTACAGTTTGGCAATACGTGGAAGTGGATTATTGCGGATGACCACCCAATGCCAGTCACGTCAACAAACGGCGTACCAAGCGAAGCACGGCAAAAAGTTGTGCTGCGCAATTATGGGAAGCGTGGATACGTTGCAAAATTTGCAGGCACGTTTTCGGTAAAGCATATGGCAAAGTTCTTAGAAACTACCTGCGCAGAAGTACGGATTACCTATGATGATATTGTTGCAAAGGGAGGGTTTTGACAATGCGTGAAAAAGCCCTTGAATGGCTCTATAAGGAGCTTAAAAAGACAAGGGTAGCTCTTGGCCATGCGGAGGGAAAAACAGGCGTAAAACAGCGGGAATTGGACGATTTACGGGGCAAGATTGACCTGCTGGAATATCTGTGCGGTTTGGTGACGAAGGAGGATGCGGAATGAGCGAACAATATTGCTGCGATTGCGACTGGTTCGATATCGTGGAATGCATCTGTACCCACCCGGTATGCGGTGTTATCTGTCATCCGCTGGACGGGGAAGACTGCGAACACTTTTGGGAATCTGAGTGGTAAGGAGGAAAGCACCATGAACGAATTGATGCCCTGCCCCTTCTGCGGAGGGGATGCCGCATTCAAATACAACAGATGGAACGATGTGCCGTTGATTCATTGTGGGAACTGTGGTGCGCTTGTGTCCTTCACGAGCAACAAACGGGATACAAAGAAACTGTCTGCCGAACTGTGGAATAGGAGGGCGAGTGATGACAAAGGAACAGCGTGAAAAGCTGCAATACATCACAGGCGTTTTGAGTGGTCTGAGCTATCTGTTGGAAAACAATGCAGCTGATGCACTGTGCGACCTGATTGCCGATATAGACAAGATGCTTGCTGAGGATAAGGAGGATTGAACGATGAAGAAACGCACTCTTGTTGCCATGTTGCTTGTTATGCTGCTTGTTATGCTGTCGGCGTGTTCTGCAAACATCGTGGAGGAAGGAAGCCCGTTTTTTGGTCGCTTTCAGCGTTATAAAGCGGATGTGTGGACTTATGTGTATACAGATAAAGTAACAGGCGTTTGCTATCTATGGCATGCGTCAGGCTATGGTGGTGGCCTTGCCGTCATGGTGGATGCGAATGGAAAACCGTTGATTTATGAGGGGGAATAATAATGCAGGAAAAACAAAAGAAACCTACACACCCGGCAAAGGTGTACTTGGCAGCTTACCCTGCCATGAAGAAACGCCTTGAGGATTTGAAAGAAGAACTGGAATACATAAGGGAAACCGCCACAAGGGCAACAAGCAAGCTGACCGCCGAAAGGGTCAGCGGAACCAGCATGAAGGATGGTATGGCGAATGCCGTTATCAAGGGTATTGAAACCGAAGAACGGTTGCAGCGTACTATCAACAATCTTTCCGAAGCCCTTACGGTGCGCCTGATGTTGATTGAAGAATTGCAGGATGAGTGGGAAAAGCTGATTCTGACTGAAAGGTATATCAACGGCAGGGGCTGGAACCAAATTAACAAGCGTATTCCTTATGAACAAACCAGGGTGTTTGAAATCCATGGTCATGCGCTCAATAATTTCTGGACGATTTTTCAGAAACATAAAAGAGCGGAGTAAAACGGAGTAAATAACATGGTATAATGCTATTGTGTTGAAAAACACACAGGAGCCTGACGGGGAAACCCGTTGGGCTTTTCTTATGCTTTCGTAGTTCAGTAGGGAGAACACTGTGTCGCTGGTTCGAGTCCAGCCGAAAGCACAAGCAAGTGGATGTGCGCACATTTTTAGTGGGCGGGATTTCCTCCGGCAGGGTGGGGGCTGGGGGTGCGAACAAACAAATGAGGTGATGCAGTATGGCAAAAAAGGCTTTACCTACAAATCACAGTATGCGGTCATCGTGATTTGTAGCGGAGAAGATGACCAAAAGAATACATACGAAAAGTTGCTGGCAGATGGCTATAAGCTAAAGGTGGTGGCTGTATGACCACCATTGAAGTACACCACAGAACCAGCGATTTTGATTCGTACCGTGCGGCCAGGGTGAAAAGCCTTTTCAACGCAGAAAATGGCTGTAACTTTGATTTGACCATTGATGGTGTTGACTTGTCCGGTGAATGGAATATTGGAGTTATTGTTGGCGCTTCGGGGTCTGGGAAAACTTCCATTGGCAAGCAGATTTTTGGTGAAAACAAAATTGTCAATCTGTCTGATGGGTGGAGCAATGACAGGCCAATTATAGACGATATTGCACCTGATAGAGATTTCAACAGGGTAACGTGTCTGCTGTCCTCTGTTGGTCTTGGGGATGTTCCGGCATGGTTGCGGCCTTTCCGGGTATTATCCAACGGGGAACAGTTCCGGGCGGGGCTTGCAAGGCTGATATGCGAAAGACCAAAGGAAACTGTTGTCGATGAATTTACATCCGTCATAGACAGGCAGATTGCAAAAATCGGCGCACAGGCATTCCAAAAGGCATGGCGAAGGGAAAATCCGTCCGGGAAGGTCGTATTGCTCACGCCACATTATGATGTGCTGGACTGGCTACAGCCTGACTGGATCATAGACACCAATACAAAAACCTTTGAACGGGGGAAGCCCCGGCAAAGACCGTCCATTGAACTGGAAATCAGGAAGGTCAACGGTAGTTACTGGCGATACTTTGAACCGCATTATTATTTGAAGCTCCCACGCCCTATCGCTGCCGAATACTTTGTAGGTACGGTGGACGGAGAACTGGCTTGCCATGTGGCGGTTAGCCCGTGGTTCCATTTGAACGGCTACAGAGCAACACGGCTTGTGACCATGCCGGAATGGCAGGGCGCAGGCGTTGGAACCCGCTTTTTAGATGCGGTTGCTCAGTACCACTTGGAAGGGAAGGGGAGAAAGAGCAAGCAGCTGCAAACCTATTTCCACACATCGCACCCGCAGCTGTGTTCTGCGCTTCGCCGTTCTCCAAAGTGGGTGCAAGTTTCCGCTAAACTGTATGGGGATAACAAGGCAAGAAGCATTTCTTCCCACGAAAGGTCAGCCGTGCGCAAAGGAAAAGAACACGTTGGCAGCGGGTTTGGTGGGCATTTTAGGGCAATACAGGGGTTTAAGTATACGGGTGGTGAATTGCTCCCGTGATGCAGATAAAAACCGTTATTTGCCCAATAGAAAGCCAATCGGATTATGATGTGACTGTTAATGCGCTACTTGCTGACGGTTGGGCACTCAAAAAAAGAACGATAATAGACAAGGCGGGGTTGCCGTCCGAAGCGTTTCATGTTTGCATGGAACGCTTTTTGTATGCCGAATTGGAAAGACACATTCCTCCATTCCCCGATGAAATAACGCTGTAAAGAAAGAAGGTGATGATTGTGGCAAAGCTAACGGCAAAACAACAGCGGTTCTGCGATGAATACCTAATCGACCTGAACGCCACTCAGGCCGCAATCAGAGCCGGATACTCAGAAAAATACGCACATACAAACGCAAGCAAGCTACTACAAATTACTACAATTAAAGAGTTCATCGAAGCCCGGATGGCTGAAAAGGAAAGCCAACTGATAGCTGGACAGGATGAAGTACTTAGGTATCTGACATCTGTTATGCGTGGCAAATCCAAGTCCAGCGTTGTGGTTGTGGAAAGTAAAGGCGATTTTATGACAGAAGCCAGAGAAATGCAGAAAGCCCCGGACGAAAAGGAACGGTTAAAGGCTGCTGAACTGCTGGGCAAGCGGTATGGAATTTACACGGAAAAGGTGGATGTTGACGGTGCTATTCCTGTTGTGATTTCAGGGGATGATAGACTTGCAGACTAAAGCAGTCAACAGGATCAATCTTCCTGATGTTGTGGGTAGGGGTTACGGCACATTCTGGCGGTTCAAAGGTCGCTACAGAGTGTGCAAGGGTTCCCGTGCCAGCAAGAAAAGCAAGACAACAGCCCTTTGGTTCATCGTTAATATGATGGCGCATCCGCAGGCAAATACGCTGGTAGTCAGAAAGACATACCGAACGCTAAAGGATAGCTGTTATACAGAGCTTAAATGGGCTGTGCATCGTCTTGGCGTGGATGCGTGGTGGGATTTCAAGCTGAATCCCCTTGAAGCCACATACAAACCCACAGGGCAGAAAATTTATTTTCGTGGTTTGGATGATCCACTGAAAATAACATCCATCACGGTTGATGTTGGCTGTCTGTGCTGGGCTTGGCTGGAAGAAGCATACGAAGTTATGAGCGAAGATGATTTCCAAATGCTGAATGAATCCATCCGTGGTGAAGTGCCAGCAGGGCTGTGGAAACAGTGGACAATCACCTTTAACCCGTGGAACGAACACCATTGGCTAAAGAAACGTTTCTTTGATGCAGAACCATCCCCGGACATCTTAGCCATGACCACAAATTACATGTGCAATGAATGGCTGGATGATTCGGACATTCGCATGTTTGAGGACATGAAGAAGCACAATCCCAGACGCTATGCCGTTGCTGGCCTTGGTGGCTGGGGTATTGTGGATGGCCTTGTGTACGAAAACTGGAAGGAAGAAGCCTTCGACATTGACCAAGTACGCAGACAACCCGGAATCGTTTCTGCTTTTGGTCTTGACTTCGGTTATACAAACGACCCATCAACGCTGTTTTGCGGCTTGCTTGACAAGGCCGGGAAACGGCTTTTTGTGTTTGATGAGATGTACGGTAAAGGCATGAGCAACAAAAAGATTGCTGATACCGTACAGGAAATGGGCTATGGCAAAGAGCGCATTACAGCAGACAGTGCAGAGCCAAAGTCCATTGATGAACTGAAAAGCCTTGGACTGCGTGTGAAAGCCGCCAAAAAGGGCAAGGACAGCATACAGAACGGCATCCAGTGGATACAGGATTTAGAAATTATCATCCATCCCCGGTGTACAAATTTCCTCACCGAAATCAGCAATTACACATGGGATAAGGACAAGTTAGGCAACAAACTGAACGTGCCTATTGATGATTTTAACCATCTTATGGACGCTATGCGCTATGGGCTGGAACAGTACATCACAGAAAAGAAATGGTTGGTATAAGGGGTGAAACAATGGATAACTACAAACTGCATACGTTGGAAATTGATCTATGCAATCCAATTTCCGAAAAAAACGTAGGCTTGGCGATGGGTACAGGTGACAGCCGGGCGAATCGTTTTGTTGTGAGCGTCAAAAACAAAGGCGAATCCGTCAATCTGAGCGGGTGCAAGGTGAATGGCTATCTGATTATGCCTAACAATGAAACCTTGCTGGTTCCCGGCACGGTGGAGGATAACAGCGCATGCGTTACCATCCTAAAAAATGGCTATGTGTACGATGGCGCATTCCAGCTTACTGTAAAACTTGAGGTTGACGGCGAGGAAAACACCATTGCAATTTTTATCGGCAAAAATGTACTCACGTTTACCGATACGGTCAGCGATGGCGAAAAGAAGATTTATAACGTTGCCGATGTACTACAGCTGATTGACAGCATGGAGCAGGCCGAAAAGGATGCAAAGAGTGCCGCCACGGTAGCAAATAACGCTGCTACCAATGCAGATACAGCAACGCAGAATGCAAATAACGCTGCTGATTACATCGGCGGTACAACGTTTGCTGTAGTGGGTGTGCTGCCCGGTAACGTGCCGACCATTGAGCAAACCGAAAAGGATGGTCACAACCATCTAACCCTTGGCATTCCTCAGGGCGATAAAGGGGAGAAAGGCGAAAAGGGCGATAAAGGGGACACGGGCGAGCCGGGGGAGAAAGGCGACCAAGGCGAAAAGGGCGATAAAGGCGAGCAAGGCAAGGCCTATACCATCCTTGGCAATGCGTATGCAACGCTTGACCAATTGACGGCGGCTGTCCCATCTCCCGCCGTTGGCGACCAATACAACGTGGGTGCAGGTGCGCCGTATAACGTTTACAGGTGGACGGGTACAAAGTGGGAAGATCAGGGCGTTGTATCATCCTCCGGTGTATCCAGCATCACAGAAACCGAAATAGACGGCATTATGGGGAGTGATGAGCAATGATTTACATTGACGGAACCTCCATTGCCATTCCACAGGGAGACACAGCCAGCGTTACGCTGGTTTTTTCGTCTGAGGAAGCAGACGGGTGTGAATTGGTTTTTACGGTAAAAGGCTGCTGCTTGAGCGAGCACAAACCACTCATTGAAAAGCGTGTGATGGTAGACGGCGACCGTGCTGTTGTGGCCTTTGAGCATGAGGATACAGACATCCCCCCACGGCGGTACAGGTGGGACGCTTGCTTGATTCGAGATGGCGAAAAAAACACGCCCATCAGGCCGCAAACTTTTGAAATCCTTGAGGTGGTAAACAATGTCTGAGATCAGCATCAATTTGTCATACGGGCAAAGCATTGGATTATCGCTGGAAAAGGGAGACAACGCTATTGGTATTGGATTGGAGCCGGGTGGCGGTGGCGGGAGTGCAGAAACGGCTAAACGCCTAAAAACGCCACGAACAATAGCAATCGGCGGGGAAGCTGTTGGCGAAACGCTGTTCGATGGCAGCGAGGATATAACGATTTACACGGCCATTGAACGGCTAACGAATGAGGAATTGGAGGAATTGCTAAAATGAGCAAATACCTTGACAATAACGGACTTCTGTATTTTTGGCAGAAGATTAAAGCACTGGTAACGGGCAGCGTACCCACCAAAACCAGCCAATTAACCAACGACAGCGGCTACATCACCAGCGCCGATGTGCCGGATGCGACTACCATTGACAGCGCATTGAGCAGCACCAGCACCAACCCGGTGCAGAATAAGGTGATTAACTCCGCACTGGACAACAAGGTGGATAAAGTAAGTGGCAAAGGCTTGTCCACCAACGATTACACCACCGACGAAAAAGATAAGCTGGAGGGTATCGAAGAGGGAGCGAACAACTACAGCTTGCCCACTGCAAGCGGCAGCACCCATCATCAGCGGCGTGCCTTACTACAAAAACACAACCTACAGTGCAGCGACCACCAGCGCAAATGGCCTGATGAGCAAAGATGATAAGGCAAAATTAGACGCTTTTGGAGCGGCAAGCACCTATGCCCTCAAAACCGACATTACAGGCCTTTACAAGTACAAGGGCAGTAAGGCAACCACAAGCGCATTGCCTACCAGCGGAAACGATGTTGGAGATGTGTACAACGTGGAAGCCACTGGTATGAACTATGTATGGACGGGCAGCGAATGGGATGCGCTGGGCGAAATCTTTACGATTGACGCTATTACAAATTCCGAAATTGATACCATTGTGGCATCGTAAGGAAGGGGCGATAGAATGGCCTATTTGGACAACAGCGGCCTTGCCTATTTTTGGGGCAAGCTGAAAAGCCTGTTGGCTAATAAAGTGGACAAGGTAAGCGGCAAGGGGTTGTCCACGAATGACTATACAACGGACGAAAAAACAAAGCTGGCTGGGATTGAAGAGGGCGCAACCAAAAACACGGTGGTAAATGACCTTACCAGCACCAGTACTACATCTGCCCTGTCTGCCGCACAGGGGAATGCACTGAAAACCCTTGTGGACGGCAAGGCGGCAGTAACCAGCGTACAAGGCACATTGACTGCATCTGGCTGGACTGAAAGCGGGGATGCGTTTACGCAGACACTGGGCAACAGTGCCATCACAGGCACGGGGGATATTGTCGTATCCCCTGCCCCTGATAGTTTCACAGATTACGGTGCAGCGGCAGTGCATGCCACTGCACACGCTGCCGGAAGCGTTACGTTCAGCGCAGCAAAAAAGCCGGGTGGCAATTTGACAGTTAACTTGATTGAAATCGTATAGGAGGAATCCGAATGATTTTTAACATGGTAGGCGGCGGTTCTGGCGGCGATATTGATAAAAGCCAGATCATCGTCACGGCAGAAAGCGGCAGCACTGTAACCTGCACAAATGGAACGGATGTGCAGACTGCAAGCGAGGATAATGGCACATGGCGTTTTACTGGGCTGGATAACGGCGACTGGACTGTTACAGCGACCAAAGGCGATATGTCCGCAAGCAAGACCGTTACGATTGATCGTCTGACGGTTTTGTATATCTCAATCGTCTATCGCCTTGTGCCTGATTTCACTTACACTGGCGAATATGCGTTGGTAAATGACGATGATACTGAGTTGACCGATATGGAGGGCAACTGGAAGTTGCGCCTGTTGACGAGCGGAACATTGACATTCACCGAGGTGTATGGTTGGGACGGCGCAGCTGATGTGTTTCTTGTTGGTGGCGGTGGTGGTGGTGGAAAAGGGGATAGCACTTTAGGGCGTGGCTGTGGTGGTGGCGGTGGCTACACAATGACCAGCCAAGTTGATTCTGTGCAAGCGGGCGTTGAATACATCATCGAGATTGGCGGCGGTGGTGCGGCTAACTCTGATGGCGGTTCCACCAGTGCATTCAACATTGTTGCCGAAGGCGGCAAAAAAGGTGGTACCGGTGGCACAAGCGGCGGCGCAGGTGGTTCCGGTGGTGGTGGCTGCGGCGGAAATGGCGGCAGCGACGGAAGTGATGGTTTTAGTGGAACTTATCACTCTCCGGAGCCGGGCGGCAACGGCCAAGGCACCACCACCAGAGAATTTGGCGAAAGCGATGGAACGCTTTATGCAGGCGGCGGTGGTGGTAACGCTTGGGGTGGCAGCACCACCAATTTCGGCATAGGCGGCGAAGGCGGCGGTGGTGATGGTAAAGGCTCAATCGCAGCTGAGTCCGGAACCACGAACACGGGCGGTGGTGGCGGTGCCACGACTGGTGCTGGCGGTAGCGGCATCGTGGTCATCCGCAATCGCAGGGAGGTTGCTGCATGAATAGAGTAAAACTTGCGGCCATTGAAAACGGCGTTGTGGTAAATGTGATCGAAGTGTCCGTGTACAACCGCTGGGAATTTGCCGATATGGTCGAGATTGACCAATATAACGCAGGTATTGGTGATACCTATGACGGAGAGCGTTTTTACAGGGATGGAGAAATGCTCCTGACTGAGAGTGAAAAGCTTGCCGCCGAATTGGAAGACGCAAAAGCCGCCCTTGAATTGCTGGGGGTGAATGTTGATGAGTAAATACACGGAAGCTGCACGGGCTGTATACAGCGAAACACAAGCCGCCTTGAAACTTGTGTATGAAAGTCTGAACCAAGGCCAGCAGAACAAGCTGCTAAAGGGAGAAGCCGTAAAAAAGCTGCTTGTGCATTACGGCATTGTAGAGGATGAAGAGGGTTAGGAGGTGATTCAATTTGCTTTCGGTGGACGAAATCAGAACGCTAATTAACAACGATCAATCCAGCGAGCGGAAGAAACAGGCCGAAACAGGTCAAAGGTACTACGATGCAAAGCACGATATTCTGGGCTTTCGAATCTTCTTTATGAACAACGATGACGAATTGATAGAAGATAAGCTAAAAAGCAATACCAGAATATCCCATCCGTTTTTTACGGAGATCGCAGATCAGGAAGTGCAGTATATCCTTTCTGGTGATTGCGCCTTTGTAAAATCGGACAACCCGGAATTGCAAGAGCTATTGGATTCCTATTTCAACGAGAACGAGGATTTTATAGCAGAACTGTACGAAATCCTAACGGATGCGGTTGTCCGTGGCTTTGCGTATGCTTATGCCTACAGGCGGGAAGAGGATAACAAGATTACCTTTGAGCGTGCGGACAGCCTAAACGTTGTGGAGGTGCGCAAAAACGCAACGCAGGAGCATTGCGATTATTTGATTCACTGGTACATTGACCACATCGACAACGGGGAAAAGGAAATCCGGCGTATAGAGGTTTGGGACGAAGCCCAGACCTATTTTTATTGCCAAATTGACGATGGGGATATTGTGCTGGATGAATTACAGAAGATTAACCCAAGGCCGCATACCATCTATACAAAGGGCAAGGACGGCAAAACGTACTATGATAACTTTGGCGTGATTCCATTCTTCTGCCTGAGCAATAACCGGGCACAGCGTAGCAGCATCTGGCCTGTGAAAGCCCTGATTGATGACTATGACCTGATGAATTGCGGCTTGTCTAACAATATCAGCGATACGAGCGAAGCACTGTATGTTATTCGTGGCTATACCGATGACAATCTTGATAAGATTGCGCTGAATATCAAGGCAAAAAAGATGATTGGCGTGGATGAAGCGGGTGGCGTGGATGTGCAGACTGTGGATATTCCCGTGGAAGCCAGAAAAGCCAAAATGGAGCTTGACGAACAGAATATTTACCGTTTTGGTATGGGTCTGAACACTTACGGCCTAAAGGATACCAGCGCAACCACGAACATTGCTATCAAGTCGGCGTATTCCTTGCTTGATATGAAGACGAACAAGAAGGAAATCCGTCTGAAACAGTTTATTCGTAAGCTGTTGAAGCTGGTACTTGATGACATCAACAAGCAGAATGGCACGGATTACAAGCAAAGCGATGTGTACTTTGACTTTGAACGTGTTGTACCCACAAACGCACTTGAAAATGCGCAGATTGAGTTGTCAGAAGCCCAGCGGAAACAGGTTGAAATCAACACCTTGTTAAACCTGCAAACCCATATTGACAATGAAACCATGATGAAACTGATTGTTGAGCAGTTGGATTTGGATTGGGAGGAAATCAAGGGGAAATTGCCTGACCCAGAAACAGATGGTTTAGCAGAGGTGGAAGCAGCACTCAAGACCGCACCCGTTGAAGGTGATGTAATTGAATAAGGCAGAAAAGGCCGTAGAACTGGCGAAATTGGGCAGGGAACGGGCTGCATTGGATACACTGACCGAACACTTTGAATACGCCTTAAAAGGCATTACAGAGCGTTTACAGGTGCTTCAATCCATGCCGGAAACACAGTCCACGGTGTATCACATCGAGTATCAAAAAGTGATGCAAAAGCAAGTGTCTGCCATTGTGGAAAACTTGCATGCAAATGTGTACCAGACCATTGACCAATACAGGCATGATGCGTATACAACGGGCTTTGTTGGCACGATGTACGATTTGCATTATCAGTCTATGCCTATTATTATCCCCATCAACCGGGATGCAGTACTAAAGGCCGTGCAGCACGATACAAAGCTGACCTCTCCCCTGTATGATGCGTTGGGCATTGATACAAAAAAGATGTCAAAGCAGATCAGCAAGGAGTTGTCAAGGGGGCTTGCGTCCGGGCTTACTTACACCGAGATTGCCCGGAACATCCGCAAAACCACAAAAGCCCCACTGGCAAGGGCAAAGGCCATTGCCCGGACAGAGGGACACAGAATCCACGAGCAATCCTCACAGGATGCGGCTGTTGCAGCAAAGGAACAGGGTGCAGACCTTGTAAAGCAATGGGATGCAACGCTGGACGGCGATACCAGACCCAACCACAGGCAGCTTGACGGCCAAATCCGGGAACTGGATGAACCATTTGAAGTGGGCAGCTATAAGCCCATGCACCCGGGCGATTTTGGCACGGCTGGTGAGGACTGCAACTGCCGTTGTGTGAGCTTGAAACGGGCAAGGTGGGAGCTTGACGAAGATGAACTGGTTGAGCTTAAAAAACGGGCTGAGTTCTTCGGGCTGGATAAGTCAGATCAGTTTGAAGAGTTTGAAAGGAAGTATCTGAAAGCGACAGAAAAAGAGGGCGGGGAACCCGTCAAAAAGATGGTTCCCAAGCCAAAAACCGATACTCCAAAATCGACCCGAACCCTTGATAATTCCGGGAAAAGTGGTATAATAAAAGTGAACTTGCAGTACTTTGCGGAGAAGGATTTGTCAAAACAAAAGACAACTTCTTTGATAAAGGGTATAGCGAGTTTCAGCGAACGAATCACCGAACATCAAAATAAAATCGCCGACCCCGGAAAATACGTTTCTGGTTGGGATGGTAAAGATGTTAGGGAGCAACAGGGTTTGTTGAAACACTGGAAAAAAGAAATCAGCAATTTCCAAGAATCAATCAAGAACCGGGAAGACGAGTTGAGGAATCGGGGTGAGTATGATGAGTGAATCGGAAATCAAGTACATTGTTGCAAGAGTATTGGACAATGCAAATGACGCTTTTGTGGACGCATCCGAAAATGAGGGTGACGATTTCTACAAAGGGAAAAAGCTCGCATACTACGAAATTTTGGATACTATCAAGAACGAACTGAAAGCGAGAGGGCAAGACTTAAAAGAGTTTAGCCTTGACTTCGACCTTGAAATGAAGTTTCTGTAAGCACCCTGCACCCACACGGTGCTTTTTTGATGGGAGGAAAACGGATGGATAAAACGGCTGCTTATGACATGGCAAACATTCCAACGAAATACCTTGTTGAAGAATTGGCAAAGCGTGAGGGTGTGAGTGCAAAGGAAATAGCCCCTCATGAGCCATATTCCATAGCAGATACGGGGCCGTGCGTTGTGTTGGTAGTTATTGATTAGCGGATTTTACGGTAGGGGTAGGCGTTTTTGATGAAGGCGTGAAAGTATTTTCCATGCGAGGGCGCAGCCAGCAGATTGCTGTACACGGATGCTGGAACGTTACCGTATACATATAATCCGCTTTTGAACTGGATGTACAACGATTGGGATTCTTCTTCATATCCAACTGCAACAAGGTTAGATGAAGAAACGGGTATCATATTAGGCATATTCTCACCTCCTTTCCCGGCAGCATTATAGCACAGAAAAGGAGGGCGTAACGCCTTGAAAGGGGTGTTGCCGTTGCAGCGGTAACGTAAGAACATAACAAATAACATAACAAATAACATAACAAAGCAACTATTTCCGTTTTGGAAACAGTTGCTTTTCTTATGCCCAAAAATGAAAGGAGAATGGAACCATGATTGACTGGAAGACCAAGCTTACCTCCCGCAAGCTGTGGGTGGCTGTATCTGAATTTGTTGGTATGCTGCTGGTAGCCTTTGGCGTAGCTCAGGATACCGTAACGCAGGTGGTAGCAATCATCATGGCTGGTGCTGGCATGGTGGCTTACATCATTGCCGAAGGCCTTGTGGATGCAAAGGCTGTGGCTGATACTGCTATCCCGCTTGAAGTGTTTGAAGAAGCCGTTGAAGGCGATGATCCTGATGGCGTATGACAAACAGAAAGTATTAACCATCGCAGAAAACGAAGTTGGCTATCTTGAGAAGGCAAGCAACAGCCAGCTTGACAGCAAAACGGCGAATGCGGGTCACGGGAACTATACAAAGTATGCCCGTGACCTTGCAAACGTTAGCTATTTCAACGGCAGGAAACAAGGCGTTGCGTGGTGCGCTACGTTTACGGCGTGGTGTTATTACAAGGCATATGGCAAAGCCGCTGCCCTTGCCCTGCTGTGTCAACCTACCAAGGCGGCGAACAACGCCGGGGCTGGCTGTAAGTACGCAAGGCAGTATTTCAGCCAGAAAGGACGGCTTTACAGCACACCACAGCCGGGGGATGTGATTTTCTTCTATTCCTCAGACAAAAGCCAGATTCAGCATCAAGGAATTGTTTACAAGGTGGACGCAAACAGGGTGTATACCATTGAGGGCAACACCTCCGGTGCATCCGGCGTTATCAGCAACGGCGGGGGCGTGTGTAAAAAGTCCTATGCGCTTAACTATTCCCGTTTGGCTGGCTTTGGCAGACCCAACTGGAATGCAGAAGAAAAAGAGAAAGCAAAGAACGAAGAACCAGAACCCGTAACAAAGCCAGCAGTCACGGCTGCAACTTACACCACATACACGGTTAAAAAGGGCGATAGCCTGTGGAAGATTGCAAGTAAGATGCTTGGCAATGGCAACAAGTACAAGCAAATCCAGAGCCTGAACGGTATTAACGGAACGTTAATTCGTGTCGGGCAAAAACTAAAGATTCCCAAGGGTTAAAAGGGGGCGCAAATGCGCTCCCTTTTCCATACACATCACATCCGGGGACGATGTAAAACGACCTCCACGCACATGATGCGACCATGTAAAAAGCATAGCAAAGGAAACCAAGAAAGGACTGAAAAGACATGACGATCATTGAACTTTTGCAGCAGATTTTTTCTGCCACGGATGAACAGGCTACCGCTTTCACCAACGGCATGCGTGACAATGGCATCTTCACGGCCAGCGAGGAAAACATGGACATTCGCTACGGCAAGCTGAAAAACGAGCATGAAACGCTCAAAAAGCAGCACGGCGAAGCCAATACCCTCATTGAAACGCTGAGAAAGTCCACCAAGGGACAAGAAGAAGCCCAGCAGCGCATTACAGCCTACGAACAGCAGGTAGCACAGTTGCAAGCCGAACTGGAAAACACCCGCTTTGAAGCAGAAGCGAAGGTAGGACTGTTGTCTGCGGGTGCTGCTGACATTGACTATGCCCTGTACAAGCTCAAGGAAGCAATGCAGAAGGATGGCAAGGAAGCAAAGGTAGACGAAAACGGCAAAATTCCCGGCTGGGCTGACCTGCTTTCCAGTCTGCAAACGCAGATTCCTACACAGTTTGCAGCACCCGAAAGCGATAACGGCTACAAGGTGCTGGAACCCAACAAGCTCAAGAAGGGCGATAGCGGCGAAATGACCGTAACCAAGGAACGCTTTCAGGCCATGACCTATGAGGAACGCATGGCATTGAAGCAACAGAATGAAACCCGATTCCATGAATTGAACCGATAAGAAAGGATGATTAACTATGGCACGAACTGGCACTTTTGGCGGCTTTGTTTTTGACCCTGAGATTTTTACTGGCATGATGCAGGAGGCAGATTATTGGAGCAATCCCATTCTGGCTTCCGGCGTTATCCGTGAAGATTCCTCCATTATGACGGCGATCGGCGATACTGGTAATGTGGCTACCCTGCCTTTCTACCTGCCCCTGAACGCCTTTGATGATGGCATGGCCGCACTGAATAACGATGGTAACACCGATAACGTACCTGTGGAGATCGCTGGCGGCAAGCAAACCTGCATGCTGATTCAGCGTATGAAGGCTTTTAAGGCAAAGGACTTCACCAAGGAGCTTACTGGTGCCGATCCTATGGGCAATGTTCGCAAGAAGCTGACTGGTTACTATACGCAGGTGTGGGAAAATGAATTGATGAACATTCTGGCGGCTGTGATGAGCCTTGATGCCATGGCTGACCATGTTACCGACCTGTCTGTTACCAGCGGCACGATTGCCGATGCTAACAAGGTGAACGAAACCACCCTGATTGATGCCGAACAGGCTGCGCTGGGCGATCAGGCAGGCGGTATGGGTCTGCTGGTGATGAACAGCCGCATCTTTGCCAACTACAAGAAGTTGCAGCGTGTGGAGTACGACAAGTACACCGTGGGCAATGTTATCAAGCAGGAAATCACCCTGCCCACCATTGACGGTAAGCATGTGCTGGTAACTGACCGTTACACTGTTGATACCTCTGTCAGCGGCTTCCCTGTGTATAAGACCTATCTGTTGGCTGCTGGCTCTGTGCTTGGCACTACCAAGACCAACTATAAGGAGCCTTACTATGTGGACTACGACCCCGAAACCTCTGCGGGTGTAGAAATGCTGTATACCAAGCAGGGTCGTGTGCTGCATCCTAATGGCTTTAGCATTGATGCGGAAAAGATTGCTGCTGAATCTCCCACTTTTGCGGAACTGGGCAACGCTGAGAACTGGGCGCTCAAGTTCAACCACCGCAACATTAAGATGGGTCTGATCAAGTCCAATGGCTGAGAAGGGAGGAAAGGCGCATGAACAGATTTGTAATTGTTGATGGTCTGCCTTTCCTGCTTGCCAACGGAAAGACCTACGCTGTCCGCTGGGATGACAAGGGCTTTACCGTGGGGGCAGAAGTCAAGCTGGCTTCTGTCCCTGCGGTAACTCATTCTGAGGTTGCTGTTAAAGCAAAGTGTGCTGCACATCTTGACAGCATCGGCGAAGCACCCAAGGCAGAAGCACCCAAGGCAGGCAGGAAGAAGAAGACCGCAAAGGCGGTGGGTACTGATGATTCTGACGATTGATGAACTGCGGCAGCACATCGAAACAGACGAAACAGATGCAGTACTTGCCGTGTGGCTGGAAGCCTTTGAACAGATGATTCAGCGGCATACAAACAACAATTTCCATAAATACAAAAACGCTGATGGCGTGATTGTATACCCGGCAGACATCAAAATGGGCGTTGTTAACCTGATGAAATGGGAGCTTGGCAACCGGGAAAAGGTGGGCATTGCATCAGAAACCCTTTCCCGGCATTCCGTAACCTATGTTGACCAGACGGCAGCAAATACCATTGCTGGCTATCCGGCTGCGCTGATGGGCTTTCTAAAGCCCTATCAACGGGCAAGATTTGGACAGGGGTTGATGGTATGATTGGCGGCAATGTAAAAGCAACCATCCAGACCAAAACAACCACACGAAACGCCATTGGTGAAACCGTTGTAAGCTGGCAGGATGCGCAGACCTTAAGGGGATTCCTTGACCTGTCTGGCGGCGATTCTCGCTATAACAATTACAACGCAAAGGTGCAGGAATCCACTCATGTTTTTATTGCTGATTATGTCAAGCTGGCGCAGGGCGTAAAGGCTGAAAACTGCCGTATGCTGATCGATGGCCTACCCTACGATGTGACCTTGATTGATGACCCCATGGGGCTGCATAGGCACTGGGAAATCTATCTGAGGTTCACGGGGGGGCTGTGATATGGCTGATTTTAAGTTTTATGACTACAGCCCACAAGTGAAAGCGGCAATCGAAGCCGCTGCCGTTGCATGGCTGCATGAAACCGCATACGCTGTAGAATCCCATGCAAAGCACAACGCCAGTACAGAGGGATGGTCAAACGCTGAACGCACTTCTCTGCGGGATGGCTACGGCCATACTGTGGATGATGCAAGCAAAACGGCACAGGTTGGCAACACGCTTGAGCAAGCCTACTGGGAAGAATTTGGCACGGGTTCACACGCTGACACAGCCAAAAACGGCGGCAGACAGGGCCGTTCTGATTGGTGGGTGTATGTTCCCGATCAAGAACCGGTGGATAAAGAAAGCACCCATTACAGAGACGAAACCGAAGCAAAGGCGGCTGCTGCAATGATTAAGGAAGTGTACGGCAAAACAGCATATGCAACGAATGGCCGTGAACCAAACTATACCCTTGAAAAGGCGTTTACTGCCATAAGCCCGAAAGCGAAGCGCAACCTGCAAAACAAGCTAAAGGGGTTGAAGTGATGAGCATTGAAGCATTGGCATTTTTGGAAAACCTGCTAAAGTCTATCGGCATCCCCTATGCGCTGATGCGGTGGAATGACGAATGGCCACCCGATGGCTATTACTTTACCGGGGACTACATCGAACATGATTCCCAAACACGGGAAGAAAGCGGGCATTCTGAAAGCACGTTCATCCTCAGGGGCTATACCCGTGGTAACTGGATGCTGCTTGAAGAAGCCAAAGCAAAAATCAAAAAGCATATCTCACAAACGGCAATCCTCCCTAACGGGAACGGGATTGCTATTTTTTATGGCTCTACAACGCAGGTTCCCACCGGGGACATGGCGTTAAAGAGTATCAAAATCAATCTATCTGTACAGGAATGGAGTGTGGAATAAATGGCGATTGGTACTGAATTTAAGTCCAGCGGCATTACTGCCGAAACCCCGAAGACGGTCATGCTTGGTGCTGGCACTATTCATAAGGGCTTGAAGTTCAGCGGCGATACTTGGAACTTTGAAGAAAGCCTGATTTGTGCCACTTCTGGCGGCTCTAAACTGTCTATTGTGCCGGAATTTTACGATGTGCCTGTTGATGGCGCACTGGTAAAGGTGAAGGGCCTGACTGTGAAGGTTGGCGAAACTGCCACCCTTGAAATTAACCCCATTGAACTCAAGCCGGAAATCCTCAAGATGGCTGTTATCGGTGATGAAGCGGCATCTGAAACGGCTACTGGTTATAGCGAAATCAAGAGCCGTGCAATTATCAATGAGGGCGATTATGTGACCGACCTTGGCTATGTGGGAAAGACCGTAGAGGGTAATCCCATCATTATTGTTTTTGATAATGCGCTGTGTACTTCTGGCCTTGAGCTTGAGGGCAAGAACAAGGAAGCCGCCGTACCCAAGTTTACCTTTGAATGCTTTGCAGACCTTACGCCCGAAGCGGATACCCTGCCTTGGCACATCTACTATCCTACCGAAGCCTAACGAATGGGGCGGGGGCGTTTGCTCCTGCCCTTACTTTTTAACAGGAGGACAGAAACATGGAAAAGACTTATACCCTGCGCAATCTGAATGCAAATGACCTTTTCGCCATGATGCGGATTGTCAACAAGATTGGCATCAATGAAGTAAAGAAGATGTTTTCTTCTGCTGAATTGAAAAAGCTGCTTTCCGATACCATGAAGGACGGCAAGGTTGACGATAACGCTGTAAGTGCCGTTGGTATGCAGGTGATGCTGGAACTTGCCTGTCTGGTAACTTCCCACATTCCCGACTGCCAGAACGAAATTTACGACTTTATGGCAAGCCTTACGGGCAAGAAGGCAAAGGACATTGCAACCCTTGATATGATCGTTTTCGTGAACATGGTTATGGATGTGTTCAAAAAGCCGGAGTTCAAGGATTTTTTTCAGCAGCTTGTCGCATTGCTCAAGTAGGGGACTTGAGGTTTATTGACCTACTGTTTAAGCGTTACGCAAGCCCCATGCAGCTGCTTGACAGCATGATTCTAACCCACCGCCTTTCCGAATTTGTGGATAAAGTGATTGAGCTTTACAACGAGGAAAGAAAAGAGGAAATGTTGTGGGAGCTTTGGCTGTACCGGGTGCATGACAAATCCTATGCAGAATTTGTGGCAAGCGTGGATGGTAACAAGGCCGATAAACCTACAGAGCAAGAGACAGCGGAGATTGTAAAAGAATCAAAGACCATTTTTGAAAACTACCGAAAAGCAGCACCACAAGCGGAATGATAGGCGTTTTGACCTTCCAATTTTGGGAGGGGTGAAACGTGGAGATTTTTCGAATTTTAGGCACGATAGCCATTGAGAACGAACAGGCCAACAGGGCGTTGGATGATACCGCAAACCAAGCGGAGGACACCAACGCAAGAGCCAGTACAGCCCTTGACGGCATTGGCAGAGCTGCGCTGGGACTGGGCAAAATGGTTGTTGGTGCTGGTGTTGCACTTGGCACTGCATGGGTTGCAGCCATTGAAGGTAGCAGGGAATACCGGGAACAGATGGGCTTGCTTGACAGTGCTTTTCAAGCGTCCGGGCATTCGTCCACAGAAGCAAAGAACACCTATTCAGAATTAAATGCGGTATTGGGTGATACCGAACAGGCGGTAGAAGCTGCACAACATATTGCACTGATTGCTGACAACGAAAAGGAAATGAACACCTTAACGGAGATCGGCACGGGCATTTTTGCCACATATGGCGCAAGTCTTCCCCTTGAAGGTTTGTTTGAAGCTGTCAACCACACGGCTTCCCTTGGTGAAGTGCAAGGCTCCCTTGCGGATGCGCTGGAATGGTCAGGAATCACGGTTGAGGATTTCAACGGGCAGTTGGAAAAATGCACCACGGCAGAGGAACGGCAAGACCTGATTGTGAAAACGCTGAAAGACACCTACGGCAAAGCGGCAACACAATATCGTGAAACAAATGCCGATGTAATTGCAGCCAGACAGGCGCAAGAAAAACTGACAGATGCTTTTTCTGAGCTTGGCAGGGTGGGCGAACCTATTCTAACCGCTATTAAAAACGCCATGGCGAACATGGTTAACGCTGCAGTGCCAAAGCTGGAATCACTCATTAAAAAGGTGAAGGATGCAAAGAAATGGATAGCAGACAACAAAACCACGGTTGACAAGTGGAAAGCGGCGATTGTTGGTGCGGCGGCTGCGGCTGCATCCTTCGTCCTTGTGCTGAAATGGACATCTATCATGGGCAAGGCAAAGACGGCGCTATTGGCCGTCCGAGGGGCCGTTTTACTGCTCAATGCTGCCATGAAGGCGAATATCATAGGGTTAATTATCAGCCTTGTTATCGGCCTTGTGGCGGCGTTTGTGAGCCTTTGGAAAAATAATGAGGGCTTCCGGCAATTTTGGATTAACCTATGGAACAAGATCAAGAGCGCATGCAGCACGGCGGTAACGGGCATCAAAAACAAGTTTAACGACCTGAAAGACGCTGCCGGGAAGGTGAAAAAATGGTTTGAGGACATCCGAAAATCTATAGCGGACAAGATCAACGGTGCATGGAATGCTGTGAAAAAGGCCGTGGGCAAAATCAAGGGCATTTTCCCCTTGAGCATTGGCAAAATTTTCAGCAATTTCAAGATACCGAAAATCAGTGTCAGCGGCGGCAAAGCCCCGTTCGGAATCGCAGGAAAAGGCAAGCTCCCGTCCTTCGATGTAAAGTGGAATGCAGACGGCGTTATCTTTAACAAACCAACCATTTTCAACACCCGGCAGGGCTTGCAGGGTGTAGGCGAAGCAGGAGCGGAAGTTGTATCGCCCGTATCTAAGCTGATGGAGTATGTTACGGTTGCTGTAAAAAATGAGAATGGCAACCTTGGCAGAATCATCATTGAGCAGAACGAGCTTTTACGGGATTTGTTGCGCCAGATTATGCCCCATGATATTACCCTTGATGGGACTGCGCTGGTTGGGCAGTTGCTTCCCGCTGTAGATACCGGGCTGGCTGACAGGCTGGTATATGCTCAGCGTGGGAATGTGCGGTAATGAAAAGAGGGACGGCGGTTGCCGTTCCTCTTTTGGGTGGGGTTAGTACAGCGGTAAATAATCGTATTCAACGCCGCCATAACAGAAAGTGATTGTTCCGTCTACAACAAACGCTATGATTTGTTCGCCGTCCTCAAGCGTGATTGTCCATCTTTCTTGCCCACCATAAAGGCCGGGGTCTCTTTCGATAAGTGGCTGGTACATTACACGTTTGATTTTCACACCAAAGTTTTCAAAAAAATCACGGATAGCCCTTCTCGTTGTATCGTCATCTGGTGCGCTATCCGCTTTAATGGTTGCAGTAACTTCTGCTGCTTTTTTGCTGCCGGAATCATCTGACGAATTAAGCGTGGTAAACATAACAAAGAAGATAACGAAAAAAACGATAAAAAGAAAGAACTTTTTCATGGTGTAAACCTCCTTTTTTCCATTTTATGAACAAAACCAAATATAGGCAATGTTCAAAATGGAACGATTCAGCACCACAAAAGGAAGGTGATAAAATGGAGCTGTTTAAGCTCGTAGGCCAGTTTGTGATTGACACAAACGGCATGGAAACACAGATTGATTCAATCGTTTCATCCGTAAGCGGCGCAAGTACAACCTTCACACAAGCGGGGCAGCAAGCGGAAGCAACAGGCCAACAGATGGGGAAAGCATTCGGGAAAAACAGTTCTTTCGGTGCTGGCTCCGTGTGGTTTGGCAACATGCTTACATCCTTAACAAGGAAAGCGTGGGCGTTTGGTAAAGGTCTTGTATCGTCCGGCTTTGATTATAATTCGCAAATGGAACAGTTGACCATTGGATTTTCAACAATGATGGGTGGCAACACAGAAGCAGCAGAAGGGCTGGTATCTGAGTTGCAGCAGTTGGCGAAAGTAACCCCAATGGAAACCCTTGGCCTTGCGAAAACGGCTAATCTGTTGATGGGTTATGGAACATCGGCAGAAGATGTCATTGATACATTGACTATGCTTGGTGATGTGGCGCAAGGTGACCAAGACAAGCTCGATCATCTCGCACTTGCATATGGTCAGGCAATGGCTGCTGGTAAGCTGAATGCGCAGGACGCAAACCAAATGATTAACGCAGGCGTTCCGATTTGGTCTATGCTTGCAGACCACATGGGGCTTACGGTGGCAGAAGTTAAAAAGTTGTCGGAAGAAGGAAAGATAACTTCTGATATTCTGTTTGAAGTGTTCGATGGGGCTACATCAGAAGGCGGCAAGTATTACAAAGCAATGGAAAACCAGTCGAAGTCTTATAAAGGCCAACTTTCGACCATGCAAGACTTGGCCGATCAGGCAACAGGCGCAATGATGGAACCATTTTTTGAAGTTGCATCATCTACTGTTTTTCCCAGATTGGTTACCTTGCTTGAAAAATTTACAACTTGGTGTATTGATAACAAGGATGCGCTGTCAGGTTTTGCAGAAACAATCGGGGATTTTGTAATAAACAGCTTGCACTTTTTGTTTGATGCGTTTTCTTGGATGGTAGACAACAAGGAAGCTGTAGTTGGTACTATTGGTGCTATTGCCGGGGCTTTCCTGCTGTTCAAGTTGGTAACAAATCCATTGGGCGGGATAATCGGAGTTATTATAACGCTTATCGGCATTCTTGCTGGTAAATGGGAAAAACTGAAACCGATTTTTGATAATGTTGCTACTGCCGTTAGCAACTTTTTTTCTACCACTCTTCCGGATTGGTGGGAAGACACAATCATCACGCCTATAAAAAACGCATGGCAAAGTGTGATTGATGTAGTCAATAACGCAATAGATGCTGTTAAAAACTTCTTTGGTATTGGTGAAAATGCGGATAAGAGACGAGAAGAGTATGTAGCGGGGATTGAGGATAACAGGCCTGTTGCAGAACAATATGCAGGTAAGTATGCAGGGTGGACGGATGAACAGAAAGACGCTGCTTATGATTATCTGTATGCCTATGATGGAGGCTTTAGCACGGCTCCCGAAGTTGAAGCTATGAAAGCGGCTGGCCTTTCGCAGGCTGCTGTTGACGAATTCCGGGCTGATGTGTCAACGGCACTTGCAGAAGGTGATTATTGTATCACCATTGAGGATACATGGTTTGACGAAACAGCAGAAACGGAACTGCAAGGCCAGCTTGATGATATGAGTCTTGAGGTTACGGTTGACCTTGTGCCGGAGTATTCCCAAGTAAATAGCTTTCTTAATTCGGGTGCTACGGCTATACCGGGCATTGACGGTAGCCACGCAAACGGCCTTGATCGTGTGCCGTTTGATGGATACCGGGCAATCCTGCACAAGGACGAAGCCGTACTGAGAGCCAGTGAAGCGGCTGTATGGCGTGGCAGAGGCATGGGTGATACAAGCAGGTTGGAAGCGTTAATCAATGGCCTGTATGGGCTTTTGTCGCAAATCATTGCCAACACAGGTCGAAATCAAACCGTAGTGCTTGACACAGGCATTCTTTGTGGTCAACTGCTCCCGGCGATTGATACCGGGCTTGGTACATTGGCAAGCAAAAAAGGAAGGGGGATTGGATAATGAGGGGCGTTACCTTTGGCATCAAACACAGTTACCGGGCGTTTGGGCTGCTGCTGAAAGAACGGCCTTATATCAGCCCACCCGAACCGAAAACAAAGCTGATCGAAGTACCGGGAAGCGATGAGGTTATAGACCTCACGGAGAGCTTGACGGGTAAAGTGCATTATGGTATGCGGGAAGGAAAATTCGAATTTTTCGTTATTGGCGGCAGATCGAAATGGTCTGCCGTTTATGCTGCCATTTTGAATGAGTTGCACGGCAAGCGGCTGAAAATCGTGCTGGACGATGACCCGAATTATTATTGGATTGGTCGTGTTGCCGTGGATGAATGGGAGAGCGACAAAAAGACCGCAACGATTGTGCTAACGGCGCAGCTTGAGCCTTACAAACGCCTGAGATATGGCGAAGGGAGGGCGTTGTGATGGGTTATACAATCCATGTTGACGGCGAACCGCTATATTCGACTGAATCAGAAGATATTAGCCAGATTGTGCTAAACCCCAAATTGGAATTGGATATAAACGGGGCTGGTTCGCTGTCTTTTGTCATCCCTCCCAGCCATGCAATGCACGGCAGCATTATGCGGCTGAAAAGCATTATTACCGTTGAACAGAACGGTGATGAACTGTTTCGGGGCAGGATGGTGGACAGCGACAGCGATTCTTTTAACCAAGAAACCGTTACCTGTGAAGGCGAAAAATCCTTTCTGCTTGACAGCCTGTACGAAGCTGGCATTTTCAACGGAAACGCAAAGGAGCTTTTCCGCAACCTGATTGATAACCACAATTCGCAGGTAGAGGAAAACAAGCGGTTTACCGTTGGAACCATCAACGCCGTTGACGCAAACACGGCAGTTGATGAGGAAATCCGGGTGGAAACAAGGAAGTTTCACGACACCCAAACCGCCATTGATGAACGCTTGGTGAGTGTGTACGGCGGCTATCTGAGAACCCGGAAGGACGGTAACACAAGGTATATTGACTGGGTAAAGGAATACGGCGGCGAAAATGCGCAAGAAATCAAGTTCGCCGTGAACCTGCTTGACCTAAAGAACAGAATCAGCGCAGAGGATGTGTTTACTGTCCTTATCCCGCTGGGCTATTCCGAAATGGGCAGTGATGGCAGCTATACAGACCCGGTCAATATTGCAAGCGTCAATGGTGGGCGGGAGTACATACAGGATGATGCAGCTGTTGCCCTGTATGGCAAGATTTGGCGTACCAGAACATGGGGGCAGACAAAGGAGCCGTCAAAGCTGCTGGAAAAGGCAAGGGAATATCTAAAAACGGGTATCGCCTTTCAAACCTTAACGCTGAAAGCCATTGACATGCACATCATTGATGATGACATCAGCAAAATCAAAATCGGGGACAAGGTACACATTGTATCTGATCCGAACGGCGTTGATTTGTGGATGGTTTGCAGCAAGATGGTTATTGATTTGGTTGACCCGGAAAAGAGCGAATACACATTCGGCGAAAAGCCCAAAACCCTGTCAGAAGGTGTTGCAAGAACGGAAAGGGATATGGACAGGCTTTCCGGGCGTGGCGGCGGTGGTGGGCGTAAGAGCATCGAGGACGAATTACAAGAAATCCTGCGCTGGGCAAAAATCAGCGTGGACGAAGCAAATGCGCAAATCCTGCTTTCCGCTGGTGAGATTAACAAACTAACAGGCCGGACAAGTGCGGCTGAAATCGCCATTGATGGCTTGAATGCTGCTGTTATCACCAAAGCAAGCATTGAAACGGTGGACGCTTTGACCGGGCGTGTCAGCACGGCAGAAGCTACATTGACAGTACAGGCCGAACAGATCAGTTCAAAGGTGAGCAAAGACGGCGTGATTTCCTCCATCAATCAGACCGCCGAAAGCATCACCATTCAGGCCAGCAAAGTCAACTTGTCTGGCTATGTGACTGCAAGCCAGTTGGCGGCAGAGGTAGCCACAATTAACAATTTTTTTAGCGGTGTTGCAGAAGCATCTGTGTTGAAAGCAACGATGGTCAACTGCACGGGAACCCTGCTGTACCAAAATTCAGCGGTAAGCTGGAAAAGCAAAACGGTTGTAACCGCCGTTAGCATTACGCAGGAAAAAAACGTTGCATCGGTTATGGGTGCGGACGGCTCAACCATTGTCCTTAATTATGTGACAGGCGTTAGCGCAAGCCCCACCAGAAGTACTATGTCTTATTTGGGCAATTAAGGGGGGAGAAGTAATGCAGCAAATCATTGAAAGCCTTATTATCACGCTGGGCAAAGTCGAGGTAAGGGGCGAAGAGAATTTGGATATGCTTCTGGGCTGTATCCAAACGCTGAAAAATCTGTTGGAAACCGTCAAAACGGCACAAAAGGAGGTAGCGGAAAATGGTCCTGAAAACCAGTAAGGGAAAAACGTATGAGGTTGATTGGATAGATGTGGCATCCCTGACAAGCGGCAATTTGTTTGCCCAGTTGCGGGATGATCGACCGCTGTTTGAGATTGCAGAGGAATTTGACGGCCTTGAATGGCTGGAAAGGGAATCTGACACACAAGGGAACGAACGTTTTGAGGGCTATAACTGCCTTGTCAGCCTGTCCCGAACGGCGGCAACCGGGGCTGTGCAGCTCTCTATGTGCAAGGGGGCTTGATGAGTGAAGGGAATCACTTTCGGGAACTTGCACTCTTACAGGGATTTGAATCTGATCCTGAGTAAAAAAGAAATCGGCGCACCACCTGTGAAGGAAAACAAACTGGAAATCGAAGGGGCAGATGGCTCCATTGATTTAACAGAGGTTTTCGGCAGGCCGACATATGGGGATGTGACACACAAATTCACATTTACCAGCCTTTCCCGGAATGATTCCCTAACGCTATACAGCAACGTAAAAAACGCCCTGCATGGTCAAAAGCTGCGGATTGTCCTTGACGATGATCCCGGCTTTTACTATGTGGGGCGGTGCTATGTGTCCAGCTATACAGACGAAAAAGGCATAGGCACAATTACGGTTGAATGCGACTGCGAACCTTACAAATACAAACTGAGCAAAACCGTTGTGACAAGGGCCATAGACGGCACAGAAGCAATTGTGTTGACAAATGGGCGCAAACGTGCAGTGCCGGAAATCAGCATAACCACAGATACCAGCCTTAACATCGTTTATCAGACGGTCAATATCTGGGACTTGGGTGCAGGAAGCTACACCCTGCCTGATTTGGAACTGGTGCAGGGGGATAACGTGGTCACGGTGACAGGTACGGGCAATATCACTTTTACATGGCAGGAAGGTGATATGTAGTGTACCGGGTGTATTGTGACGGCTTAACCCTTTACAATGACAAACTGGAAAACCTGCGCTTGCTTAACCCCGCTGTGGAGCTTGAGGAAAACAAAACAGGCTCTTTTACGTTTGGCATACTGCCGGATCACCAGTGTTACAACCTGATAAACAAGCTGAAAAGCCTTATCACAGTTTATCAGGACGATTATCTGCTATTCCGTGGCAGGGTGTTGGATGACACCGTTGGATGGCACAAGCAAAAGACAGTCACTTGTGAAGGTGAACTGTCTTTTTTGATTGACAGCATCCAGCGTCCCTATGACTACAGCGGCACGATTGCTGGTTATCTGAATTTGCTGATAACCCGGCATAATGAGCAAGTGGAAGAAAGCAAATGGTTTACAGTTGGCAATGTGACGGTAACAGATGCAAATGATTACATTGTACGGTCAAACATTGACCATACCGACACATGGACGGAGATACAGAAAAAGTTGATTGACCTGCTGGGCGGCTATATCGTGGTACGCCATGAGGGCTATATTAACTATATTGACTACTTGCAGGATATTAGCTTGCTTTCCTCCCAGCCCATTACCTTTGGGCGCAATCTGCTGGACTTGAAACGCATCCGAAAAGGGGCTGACATTGGTACTGTTGTTATCCCGTTGGGTGCAAAACTGAGGGATGCAGAGGACAAGGAAACAGATACCCGGCTAACCATCGAAAGCGTGAACAATGGGCTTGATTACATCGTTGATGAGGATACACAAGCACAGTATGGGTCTATTGTCAAGACGGTCATTTTTGACGATGTAACGGAGCCGCAAAACCTATTGACCAAGGGTAAAGCACATCTTGCGGAACTTGTCAACCTGCCCGAAACAGTTGAATTGACGGCGGTTGACCTTGCCACGGTTGGGACGGCTTTTTCCCCATTCCACCTCGGAACACAGGTGCGGGTTACAAGCAAGCCCCACGGCATAGATCAACTTTTCCGGGTGAGCAAGCTGTCAATCTCGCTGCTGAATCCGGCTGCAAACAAGCTCACTTTGGGCGGGGTGTTTTTGGGCTTTTCCGGGGCATTGGCGGGGCTTTCTGATGGGCAAGGACAAATCCTCCGGGTTGTCGAACAAACGGCTAAAAACGCCGCTGAAACGCTGTATAACGTGGAGCAAAATTTGCAAGCGTCCTTGCAGGTGGCAGCGGATAATATCCAGTCTGTTGTGGCTGAGAACTATTCCCTCAAAGATGAAACGGAAGCCCTTGTATCGTCTGTTAGCACCACCATAGAGCAGACGAAAAACAGTTTCGAGATTGAATTTTCATCTTTTCAGGCAAACATTGAAAGTATAGTTGCAAACACGGACGCAGAATTTGAAAATATCCGCAAATATATTCGATTTGTTGACGGAAAGATTCTGCTTGGTGAAGTGGGTAACGAGCTTGAATTGGTGATAGCCAATGACCGCATATCCTTCTTGCAGGATGGTGCGGAAGTGGCTTATTTCAGCAATCGAAAACTGTATGTAACGGATGCGCAATTTTTGCACAGCCTGCAACTGGGCAGCTTTGCATTTATGCCACGGGCAAATGGCAATCTCTCTTTCAAAAAATCTAACTAAAAAAGGCTTTATTTAGTTAGCGTAGTTTGTGGCTTAATTAAAGGAAATCGCCTTTTGCTTTATTTGCGGAATGATAGGTCATTTTCTTGACCCCACGAAAATGATAAAGGGGCGGGAGCATGGCAGCATCAGGCACTATACAGCAAGCAATCAGGACGGGCTATCGGTTGCAGATTGCATGGGAAGTGACATCACAATCTGTTGCAAATAACACTTCCAGCGTTACGGCAAAGGTTCAGCTTGTTTCCACGGGCAGCAGCTACACCATCAACAGCAGCGCAAGCAAAAGCGGCAGTTTGACTATCAACGGCACGAAATACAGCTTTACCTTCACGGCTGCGCTATCGGGCAATCAGACTAAAACCATCTACACAAAAACGGTCACGGTTGCGCACGGCTCAGACGGCACGAAAACATGTTCTTTTTCGGCCACTGCGGGTATCAATGTTACCCTGTCCGGCACTTACTACGGAAACGTTACAGCCAGCGGAAACGGCACGTTTAACACCATCGCAAGGGCATCCAGTATATCCAGCGTGACAAGCTCGGTTTCCGTCAATGGTACAAACTCTGTAACGGTTGCAATCAGCCGGAAAAGTGACAACTTTACGCATACCGTTGTTTTTAGCTTTGGGGACTACTCCAAAACCACTACAGGCGTGGGGACAAGTACATCATACGCCATCCCTACAAGCTGGTTAAACGCCATTCCTAACGCTACCAGCGGCACGGCAAAGGTGACTGTCACAACCTACAGCGGCAGTACCAAGATTGGCAGCGCAGTATCCAAAAACTTTACGCTGACAGTCCCGGCTTCCGTTGTGCCTACCATCGGCAGTGTAGCCGTTGCAGATACAACGACAAATCAAACTACTTTCGGCAATATGGTACAGGGCAAGAGCAAGCCCAAATGGACGATAACGGCAAGCGGGACTTATAGCTCTACCATCAAAACCTACAAAACAGAGTTTGAGGGTAAGAGCTATTCCGGGGCAACGCCTACTGGATCAATCATCACAGGAAGCGGGACAGTAACGGCAAAAATCACGGTGACTGACAGCCGGGGAAGAACAGCGACAACCAACAAAACATGGACGGTGGTTGCCTATAGTGCGCCGAAAATCATTAGCTTTCAAGGCTTTCGCTGCTTGGCTGATGGTACGGAAAACTACGAAGGTACATATCTGAGTGCTGCTGTCAACTTTTCTGTTTCGCCCATCAGCAACGAGAACACAGCCAGTTATACCATCGAATACAAGTTACAAACAGCCACGGCATGGACGGCCTTGACAAGTGGCAGCGTTTATGCGTTAAACGATACCATCATCAGCGCAACAGGCTTGTTTGGCGTGGATAACAGCTTTGATATTCGCCTGACGGTTAAGGATTCCTTTGCAACCGTAACAAGCATTTTTGAGATACCAACGGCCTTTACCCTGCTGGATTTTAACAAATCGGGCAGGGGCATGGCCTTTGGTAAGGTGTCAGAGTTGACAGAGGGAATAGAATTTGCTTTGCCTACTGTTTTTAGCCACGCTGAAACACCATCGTCTGTTACCTACCTGCAATCGGGGCAGGACTTGGATACAGTGCTTGAGCCGGGTTTTTACGCCATCCCCACAACGGCGATTTCCGCAACGCTGATTAACAAGCCGTGGACTTCCACAGCCACAGGCAGCATGATTGTGCTGCGAGAGGGCAACGGCTTACAGAAGCGTCAAATCCTGCGCAAAGGGTCAAAGGATGACGGCTGCATCTTTGAAAGGGCATATTATAGCAACGCTTGGGGCGATTGGTCAAAAATCTTTGACGGTGATGGGACTGTGCTTTGGACGGGCGGCTATTACATGACGGAAACGCACAAAATCACGTTTTCAGAACCCGCCAGCTTGCAGCCGTCCGGGATTGTGCTTGTTTGGTCGGAATACGTTGACGGGGAAGCAAAAAACCAGTCTTTTGTCAACTGCTTTGTACACAAACGGTCAATTACAAGCCATAGTGGTGTTGGTAACTGTTTTTGGATGAGTACAAGCAACGGGGCATTTGTGGCAACTAAATATCTTTACATCAGGGATGACGGAATTACAGGCCACGCAAACAACGGTATTGTCATCAACGCAACATCAGGAATCACGCTGACAAACACCCGGTTTGTGCTGCGCTATGTGATTGGCGTATAAATCAAAAGAAAGGGAATGAGGGGCTATGGAAACTATTATTTCTGCGGCTATCACGGGTGGACTTGCTTTGATCGGTGTTGTCATTACAACCATGCAAAGCAGCAGGAAAATTGAAAGGAAACTGGAAATCCATCAGGCCGTGACTGACCAAAAGATTGAGGACTTGACAAGGGAAGTAAGGGAACACAATAACTTTGCAAGACGAATGCCAGCCCTTGAACAGAAGGTACAGGGCATGGATGAAAAAATTAACATCTTGCATAAGCAATAAGAAAGGCCGGGGGTTATTCCCCGGCTTTTTTATATTGACAACTTATATGTACGCCCATGTTTTTCTCTTTTTATCTTTCCCTCTTTGCTTAAAGTGTTGAATGCGCCTTGAACATACGTCTTCACTTCTGGGGCAAAGTAGCTGTACGCATCTGTTTGAATAATGCCCGGATTTTCTTTGACAACTTCCAGAGCTTTCCTTTTAATCTCTGGAATCAATATATGCTTAATGTATTGGCTCCGTTCGTATTTTTCTTCTAATTCGTCATAATGTTCTTCAATATATCGCAATTCGGAGTACAATTCTTTTACTTCTTCGTCTTTTGCCCACGTTTCAACGAACCAAAATAAATAACATTCTCCAAGCTTTGCGTAGTTCTTTTTTGCGTCTTCGATGTAGAGCAAAAGTGTTTTAAGGGCTGCGTACTTTTTCTTAGGATGACCGTATTCATGCTCTGAGTATTCCTTTGAAAATCGGATGTACTCTGCTGTAGCTTTATCAATAAAACTTTGATTTTGATATTCCCATCCCCATGGTAAATCGCCTTCTGATGTCAATCTGTCCATTCTTTCGCCAGAATCATTTATTTGCACTGAATTACGCATACTATTAGCATAATTTGATTTTGGTGTCTGATTTATTCTGCGCTGTGTGTCCATCACATAATACTCCGTGTCCTTCAAAGCATCATTCTTCTTTGCGCAATATATAAAAATCAAAAACGCAACAACAATTACAACCAACAGACCCATAACAACACCTTCTATGAAATGTTGATATATTTATAATGCACATTTTTCTAATCTTGTCAACAAAAAAGAAGCAGGGGAGCAAATCCCCTGCTTCTTTTTTATGCCATTTTTTCCTTGTTTATTTTCAAAAAATTGTGTGTTATCCTTGCTGTGCGGTGGTTATGTTGGTATATGTATCCTGTATGTTCTATTAAAATATAGTATACAGGATACATATGAAGGGCAAAAAGAAATGCCCTTACTTGAAATGTATATCCAACACAGGGGTTGCACCCTTGCCTTTGCCGAGATCAATAGTGTCAAGCTCAATTTTGGCTATAACACTTTTCAGGAATGTGTTTTTTGACCTTGCATCTATATTTGGATCGGTTAAGCAATCAATCATAGCGTGTAACGTTGAAATTCGCTCCTCGTAGTCAATCGGAGCAGGGGTAATTTTCTTCATCTCCGCTATTTCGTTACGAAGGTTTTCTATTGTTTGCGTGTACATCCCTTTGCGTTCAATGAATTCTTCCCTTGTGTATGTGCCATCATCAGCTTCCCAAGAATCAAACAGCCGTTTCTTCATGCGTTCTTGTTTTGCAAGCTCGGTTTCCATAGCGGCAATAGCTTGCCTTTGGCGTTCCGCTTCGCTGTTTGTATCGCCGTTTTCAAGTTTCAAGCTGAAATCGGCAATATACGATTTTAGGGATTCAACAATGGCTTCCACAACTATATCTGAGTAAATAGATTTCATTTTGCAAGCGTGGACACCTCTTGGGTGATGGTATCGGCTTATTCTGTTGTCAGGATATGATTGATAATTGATCGCCCTTCCGCAATGGCAACACACCAGAACCCCAGACAACGGGTTCACTAATTCCGTGTTTACTTTTGCGGGTGCTTGTGAACCGTAAATTGTCCTAACTTTCCAAAACTGTTCTTCGCTGATAAAACCATCGTGTTTTCCTTCGTAAAGCGTGGGGGCAAAGTTGGATTTGCGCTTTTTTACAACCTTCCCGGTCAGCGGGTCTTTTTCTCTGGTTGTTTGCTGCTGACCCCACGAAACCTTTCCGATGTAATGAGCGTTAAACAAAATATCTTTAATGGTTGCCCTTGACCAATCCTTGTTGCCCCTGCGAGTTGGTACGCCCATCAAGGTTAATTGCTTTGCAATCCAAGAAGTAGGCTTTCCGTCCTCTGTATACCAATCAAATACCATCTTGACATACTTGGATTCTTCGGGCTTTTCGACAAGATAACGATTTTTTCTGTTCACTTTGACAACATCAAAGCCAAACGGCGGTTCTGGAAGAATAAAATTTCCTTCCTGTACAGCCTGTTCTTTGCCTGTAATCAAACGGCGGCGTATTGTCTTGTATTCCCGGCGTGACATGAACAAGCCAAATTCAAAGTATTCTTGATCGAATTCGTCATTTGGGTCATAGTCTTTTTGGGGTGTAAAAATCTTTGTGTCGGAAAAAGTGAATGCGTCTGCAACTTCGCCCTGGTCCTTGGTATTTCCCCTTGCAAGTCTTTCGATTTCTGCGACAAACACACCTGCATAGATGCCCTTGTAAACATCCTCTAAAAGACGAAGCATTTCAGGGCGTTCATCAATGCTATCACCCGATACCATTTCATGGTATATAGTTATTTGGCTTGGAAGAACGCCTTTTCTTTCCGCCAAGGCGAAAAGCATTTTTTTATGTCGTGCTAACGTTTCTTCTTTGCTGATTGCTTCTAATTCAAGGTCAACACGAGATTTTCGCAAGTACATTGCATACCGTTCGGCCTTTGGTTTTTTTGCTCTTTCTATTGCGCTATTTGCTTCGAATACTGTCATTTCCTCACTTCATTTCTAATGTTGTAGTTTGTTATGAACCTATCAATTTAATAGGGCTGTGACTTCCACCAAGCCAACTGCGGAGCCAGAAAAAGCCTTTGTCAAGATTTGCCTTGTCCACGATCAAAGCGGCGATTATTGCAACCAAGCAAACACCCAGCAAGATTGCAAGGATCAGAATGGCCTTGTTTTTCCCTTTAATTTGGATACGCATAAATTCCTGACTGGCGGTGTGTCTTTTGTTAGTGTTGGTGACCAATGTTTGCAGACCTGCGTTGTCTTTTTCAAGATACTCAACCTGTTTTTTGTACCACTCTATATCACGCTCAATCTGCCTGATTCTTTCCTCATAGGCGGCTTTTTCGCTGTTGGATACGTTACCGCAAGGGTTATCGTCATAATTACCGCCAATCAGCACCTTAGCAACCGAACGGCAGGTATCAATCCTGCATTCATGGTTCGCACTGGTGAGAAAGCCATAAACGGCTGTTTTTGACATAGCGGCTTCAGCGGTAACCCCATCATAAGTCATCTTGCGGAGCTTTCGCAGTTCGTTGCACCATTGCCCCAGTTCGGCGGTATCCATCAGCAGCAGGTTCGGGCCATCACACCCAGCACCCAGTTGTTTGCAAGTCAAGCATTTTTCGTACTTCATCGGTCATCCTCTTTCTGTAAAAATACAATATACTTTAGAAAAATAGGTCAATGTATCGCCAAAAAGAACGTGTTTTTTCGTTGGAAAATATTGCTTTGCAACATAACGAAATTGCAGTTTGATGCTGCTGGTGATAGGCTTACAACGGGTCAGAGATGGCCTATCATTCCGGGACGGCAGGGGTGTTCGGGTGGTGCTGCGCACCCCTGCTATTCTAATTTTGATAATCAATATTTAGTTAGATTTACCATTGATTTTCAGAATTGTTATTGGTTACAATGTATTCAGACAAATGCAAACATTCGTTCTCGTTTGTCTGATGATCCCCCGGTAAGAAAGGAACGAAAGCCCCATGAACGCTGTTGAAACCCTAATTGATTACATTAAGAACCTGACACCAGAACAAGCAGACAGGATCATTCATCAAATGCCACGATTGATTGCATCAGTTGAAGAACCTTTGCTGCCTGTTCCTCCGAAAGACCTTTTGCAAAATCAATAAGCTTTCGTTGACTTTCCGTTAGTCCGTCATCTGTGACGGGCTTTTTTTGTTTGTCCTCAATCAAATCTGATTTGAGAACGCCAAAATAGTCTGCAAGTCTTTGAATTTTGTCTATTCGTGGGAACTTCTTTCCGCTCGCCCATTCATTTAAGGTTGGTGCAGATACACCAACTGCATCCGCTATTTCTTTTTGCGTTTTCCCGGAATCTGCTATGAACTGTCGCAAATTATAGGAAAAGATTTGTTTCGACCACTCTTTAGTCATACTTTTCACCTCCCTGTTGTTCATATGAGAAAGCTTATCAATTGGGCTTTCTATATCATATTATAAGACCGATTAGCTAAAAATGCAACGATAAACGCCAAAAAATTTGCTAAAAGCTATTGACTTTCGGCTAAAGCTATTGTAATATAATTTCTGAAATTAGCCAAAAGCTAATTAGCATCAAAACAAAAGGAGGGTTATAAATGCCTAAAATCACTCTTAAGGCCGCACGGGTCAACGCAAGTCTTTCCCAGCAGGAAGCGGCACAGCGTTTAGGCGTTGCGGTAAGCACACTTCGGAATTGGGAAGCCGGAAAGACATTTCCAACCCAGCCGAAGATTGAAAAGCTCTGCGAGGTCTACGGGATTTCCTTTGATGTTCTTTTTTTTGCATAATGAATTAGCTTTAAGCTAATTAGAAAGGAGCCTACCACATGATTGTTTTGAAATTCGTCAGCCCTGAAGGTCAGGAAGGATTCACCGAAGCCCGGAACTACCACGAAGCCGTGAAGATGACGAAGGTTTACAAGCAGGATGGTTACTGCCTTGTCGATCACTTCTTCGACTGCGATTGAAAGGAGTGCAACATGGACAACAAGACCAAAATCCTGATGATGGCAAACAAGGTACACGAAACCAAGGACAGTAAGGAAGCCGCCCAGCTGCTACAGTCTGGGGACTGGGTAGCAGTAGAAGCGGCATTCCAAGGGGATGACATCTTATGGGTTCTTACCAAGGTACAGTAACGTCCTTTTCAACCGGGTACTTTGGATCAGCCCCGACCCATCCCATTACGAAATGGGGAGTTTGAGTGCTGCCGGGCAACCCGTTGTAGGAAGTTTTGTAAATGGTGACGATTTTCCAGCCAAGGGAAAGGTACTCATTTACTTCGTTTTCATCGGTTAATTCAGTAACCTTGGAAACTTCGGACAATTCCACAGTTGTTTCCTCCTTTCTTTTCAAATTGTGCTGCGAACACATTGAGATTATAGGAGTAAAAATCAGAATTTTCAATATTTGGAGGGAAACCCAATGGCACGAAGCAAGAGCCTGCGGACGCTGGACGAAATCGAAGAAGAAATCAAGCGTCTTAGGGAATCGGATCATGTGCGGCTGTATGAAAAGCACGTTCGCCTGATGAACAAGCGGCGCACTTACATGAACCAGTTGCGCTGGGAGGAACGCAAGGGCAAGGAACTGGCCGAAAGCGGCCTGACGCTGGACAACATCGAAGAAATGCTGTCCGAAATGGACGGATGAGCATGAAGGAGGGGGCAAACGTGCAAAGCACAGTCCAAGCGGAGTACAAAATCGGACGGGCAATCGTGCGGATGCACGGAACGCCTGACCCAGAAAAC